ATATCTACTAGGTCGTCTCCCGCCTCGTTACCAACAGTCGAAAGAAGGAGGGGGTTGAATAGATCGAGAGCCTCCGTAGACTGCGCGGTCGTAGGGCTAGCCCCCAACGGTATGAGGTTGGAGACGCGGTAGGCTTTCTGAATGATAGAAGATACGAGTGTCATTTAATTCCTTAAGCCGTTACCGCCTTGACGACGATGTATCTGATGACGAAAGCCTCGCCTAGGGCAGATGCGGTGTTATTTCGGATGGCTACCGAAGCCGCTCCTGTGCCAGTGACTCTGGCGTTGATAGTGTAGGCACCGAAGGTTCCGACCGACTGATGGACGCAAAGTATGATGTCGCCAGCAGCAAGAAGACTGTTATTGAAGGTGAAGGTAGCGGTTCCAGCAGCGGCTATCGAGGTAGAGGCTAGTGTTATTTCACCGGTTAGCTTATTAAGCGTTACAGCGGTGGATTTATTACCAGACTGAGTAATCGTGCCACCGGCACCGGTTGAATATCCGAATGCAGTCGTAGCAGTCCTGACTCCATCCGCACCGGCAGGACCTTGCGGTCCTTGTATTCCCTGCGGGCCTTGAGCACCATCGGCACCTGCTGGTCCTTGAACACCTTGTATTCCCTGATTGCCCTGAGGTCCTTGCGGACCAGTCGAACCCGTATTACCGGTATCGCCCTTAGGACCTTGAGAGCCAGTGGCCCCCGTAGGACCTATGTCGCCCTGCGGCCCCTGTGCCCCGGTGGCACCTGTGGCCCCCTGTATTCCTTGAGGCCCAGTTGCTCCGGTAGGACCGGTAGCTCCCGTGGGACCTATGTCTCCTTGTGGTCCCTGAGGACCAGTAAGACCGGTATCGCCACGGGGGCCTTGTATTCCTTGTATGCCTTGCGGGCCTTCTGGCCCTTGAGGACCAGTTGGTCCTGTATCTCCGGTGTCGCCTTTTTCACCCTGAGGTCCGGGAGGACCTTCAGGTCCAGCAGGACCCTGCGGGCCGACGGTTCCGGATGAACTGCCGATAAGGACGGCAAGTTCTTGAAGACTTAGCGCGCCTTCGCTGGCAGTAGCGCTATCAGCCTCTTTGGTTACACGAATTTTGCAGGGCATAATCTTCTTTCATGATTAACCCTGAAGAACGCCAAGGCGGAAGACTAGATCGGAAGCGGCATAAGTAGGAGTGCCCGATCCATTTACAGCAGCGATGTAGACATTCTTGGCACCGGACGCAGCCTTAAGAACGATATCAATTGCGTTCTTGCTGGCAACACGAGCACCGCCTAGGTCCTTGTAGTCGCCGGTTGCGATTGAAACCATGCCAAGAAACGACGCGGTGTCGGCATCCGAAATACTCGGTGCCCCGTTGAACGCGCCGGTAGTTACGTTAGACGAGAAGAAGTAGAGATCGAAAGCAGCGCCCTGATCTCCCTTATCAATCACCTGAACACTCTTAAGAAGCCCTGTGCCGTCGTTGACACGGAGGAGGTTTCCCGTAGTCGTCGCGACGAATAGGACGTCACCTGAGGCGTAGGCCGAGGTGTCTAGAGTGGGGGTTACGTTAACAAGGGTGTAGGGGTTGCTGATTTCTCCCATGTGGACTTCAGAGGCCACAGGGGTTGAGTTAACTGCGGAGGACCCTGCACTAGCTCCCGCCACATATACAGCCAAGTTACCAGCAGTGTCAAGCTTGAGCGAATTCTTCTGCCCGGCTGTAAGGGTGGGGTCAGAAGTCTTGCAAGTGCCCGCAACGTCAAGAGACATATTTTATTCCTTTATGAAGTCAAACCGGCTGCGTCTAGGACATCTAAGATGGCGTTGATCTTAACACCAAGGGCGTTAAGAGCAGCCTCGACTTCTGTGTCGGAAAACGTAGCATTTAGTGCGTGAGCAACTACGGCATCAGTGATATCCGCCTGAGGGGTGAAAGTGGTGATCTCACCGGCTCCTGCGTCAGTTTGGTCATCGACTAGAACTTTATAACCCATTTTAATTCCTTCATCGAGTTAAAGGGAGGGACCGAAGCCCCTCCCTCCGTTACTAGCCGTTGAGGCGAACAATACGCCGACGGTCGGCCACGTTGGCCGTGAGGGCGATATCGAAACGAACGCGGTGTTCGCCAGTCGCGAAGGTCGAGTCCATCCACATACGGACAGACGCCGGAATCTTCTTCAACTGAACGCGCTCTGACGTCCCGGACATCGGTTTAATGAGGTCCTTGGTGACTATATTCAGGGCATCCTTGTTCGTGAGCAAGCGCGGCTTGTAAGTCGTGCTCGCGGCACCGATGAAGGTGATCGCTGCGTCGTCAGCCGGGGCGGAGTCAACCGTCGCATGGGCGGTATTGACATCCGAGGTTCCCTGCACAATCATCGCCGGGAAGATCACGAGGTCGATGTCAGAGACACCCGACGCCGTGCCGCCCGAGACGACCGTGAACTGCTGAAGACGACCCGTCGACTGTTGGGCACGGTTGTCCCACTCATAGACGTTGTCAATCGTGAACACCGAGCCAGCCGTCACGGTTCCGGTGCCAGTCGTGACACCGTCGACGTGAAGCGTCTGAGTCAGGTAGCGACCCTGCGAGGCAGAGTTACATACCGACGTGTAGTCGACGTTCTGAGCCGCACCATCGACGGCGACGCCAGTGACGTCGTTGCCGTTGGTGAAGGTCGGAAGCTGCTGCGTAAACAACACAGGGATGCCGCCGATCTGGCCCGAGAAGCCCTCACGATAGGTCTGAGTGACCATTCCGTCAGGAGCCGAAAGCGCGATGACAGCCTCGCCGAGGTCTTCCTTATCCTGATAGGTAAGGACGCCACGGAAGTCGCCGTCTTCGACACCCATCTCCTTCAGGCGGGTGTAACCCTGCATGAAGTCGCCGTAGGTATCGATACCGGCAGTCGGGGCTGATGCAACGCACCAGTTGTTAGACGCAACCGAGGCGACGCTGAGGATATACTTGTCGATATGCTCGGCAAGACGCATCGCAGCGCGCTTCAGGGCGCGTGACTTCCGGGCGTCGTTCAGGTCGCGGATTGCGACGAAGTCGCCGTAACCCATCGAGACGCCGAAAGTCTTGTTGAGCGTGTAGCGCTCGGAACCGAACACGGTGTCCTGAACACCACCCGAGAGGTCCTTGACCCCTGAGGTAGTCTCAGTGACGACGTAGCTCGGGTCAACCTGTTCGATGACCGTGAGGCCATTGAGGTCGTCCATCTCTCCTTCGTGCTTATGCCAGTTGAAGAGATCGGCAGCCGTCAGGTTGTTCTGAAACAGAGACGCGAAGGTATTAGTTACCAGCGCGGACTGCGTAACAGTAACAGTAGCCATTAGCTAAGCCTTTCTATAGCTTGTTGTTGTCGTTACCGCCCGCGTCAGATATCTTACTTCTGGTAAAATATCTTCTCGAAGTCATCTAGGTTGTCTGTATCAGGACGGATGTCCTTGGCTACAGCGGTTCCCTTATTCTTCGGTGGCGGGGGCGGAGCTTGCGTCGATTTGACGCTTCCCTTTTCCACTCCCCTAGCCTTCTCGAATCTTGCATCGAGGCGACCAAGGGCGAGTATTGCCCCGTGAGGACCGGCGTTTACAACACGCTTGGCCTCTTCGAGGTTGTCAGCGAAGTAATCCAAGACGTCAGGACCGTTGTCTAGCATCATGATAGACGACGCGAGGAAGTTACCGTAATCCTCTGGAAGCTCCTTGAAGGTCTGCTGAAGGTTATCGAACTTCTCTGGGAGGTCCGGTAGACGTTCGGCAGCGGCTTCAACCTTGGCTTGCCAGTTGATAGTAAGTTCTCGCTGTGCCTCTGCAACCATCTTCTTCTGCTGTTCCTCGACGTCGAGCTTATTCGCCTTCTCACGCTCTACTTTAAGAGTGTGACGGGTGAGATCAGCTACGAACTGAGGATCATACTGTCCAAGAGGGTATAAAGGCGTTCCATCCTCGTTCATCGCATCCGGATCGGGTGCGGAGTCAGAGGCGGGGGCAACAGCCTGAGTCGGCTTATCTTCCGACTTGTCCTGACCAGCCTTTTCGATAAGTGCTCGTTCGAGTGCTTCCACTCGACGCTGCATCTCATACTTGTCGGCAGTCAGTTCTCTGATACGTTCTTGAGCATTCTTCCGCTTCTTAGGCTTAGGCTTGTCTTCAGCCTCTTCCTCTTCTGCTTCCGGCTCTTCAGGGGTATCATCCCCGTCTTCCCCCTCAGGCTCTTCGCCTTCGGGCTTACTCTCGTCTTCTTCTTCAGTGGCGGAGGGAGTAGGCTCCGAAACCTCTTTCTTCTGTTCGGGCAATTCGCCAGTAGCTAGCGCCTTCTCGAAGGTATCGAGGTCGATATCGACAGCTTCGCTGTCACTCATTTGCAGTCCTTTCAGACCGAGGGCTTTTATTCAGGAACTCGTAGAGAGAGCCACGTTAACTCCCTACGCCCGGTGAACCTTACGGTTTCTTTTTATTAGGAGAGGGCGTAGGCTTGCTAGCTACCTTCTCCTTGATATCCATTTCTTTCTCAGTCATCTGACGAGAATGCTCGTCGTTATCCATCTGAGCTTCGTGTTCTAGTCGACGGAGAGAAGTTTCATCCGACTGCTCCATCTTGCGAACCTTGAATTCTTCATCGGCCTTGGCGAAGTCACCAAGAACCTTAATTCTGTCGGTTTCAGCCTTGAACTCGTCGATCTCTAGCTCGCGAGCCTTATTCGCCTGATCTGTCTTAAGCGAGGCGTTCTCGATTTGCATCTGCTGAAGCTGTTGGCCCATCTGCTGCATCTGCTTCTGAGCCATTTCCATCTGCTTCTGAACCTCAGGCGGAATACCGCCCTGATTCTGCATCGCTTGCTGCATCCTCTCGGCGATTTCCTGAGCGCCCGGCCAATCCTGAGCCTTGACGATAAGGTCGCCAGCGATACCCATCAACTCGGGGTAGACTTGGATGGCTTCCATCATCGCCTGAGCGGCTTC